CCTGACCCTCGGCATTCAGCTTCTCTTCCTCGGCCTTGACTTCCTCGGCAACGATTTCCTCAACCTGTTCCGCGTTCATCTGTTCCTTAGGCATTGTCTCTGTCTCACCTCGTTCGGCTGTCGGCTCCCCGCCGTCCAAAAGTTCAGCCACTAGGTCCAAAGATACCGCCTCGGGGTACGCGGGTTTGCTTACGACCGCAACGCCTGTCATGGCATTGTGCGGCCCAACATCAATAATCCTCGCGCCATCCGCGGTTAGATGGGTATCTTCCGGAAGGTACTTCACCTCGAACGAAAAGGCCAACCGACCCTGCTCAAAAAGATCGCTAATGCATTCACAAATTTCGCTTTCACGCTTAGGTATCCGCGCTGTAGCTTGCAAATAGTCAATGCCGTCCTCTGTCACAATCCGGAAGTTAAGCATGCCACCAATTTGCGTGGTGTAGAACTTACCGTCCAGTCTGTTGTACAAGTGGGTCAAGTTGTCGTATTCTTTCGCCGTGAGCCGTTCAACGTCCGCATAAAGCGGGAGCGCTGCGAACTCATCATTCCGGTTGACGATATCAGCCATAAACTCACGGCTGACACCCTCTTTGTTCCCGTTGGTCTGGCTGGAACACACGACCATATCGACCGTCAGAAATACGTCGTTGGTCTCCTGTGTTTCCTCGGCCATCTAAACTCTGTCGGCAAGAAGCGACAAGCTCTTTTGATTGTCCTTCATTGCGGGATCATCCTTTCAGCAAACAGCACACTGTAGGAGGTAAGCGGCATTTGCATGAGAATGTATGCAAAGGGATACACCGAATCAGTGTATCCCTTCACGACAAAGTTATATAAAAACGCGATTTACGTTTTTACCTGTTCATTGATCTGTTGCTTCCTCGTCCTCATCGACCAGGTCTGCATCATGCCAGTGATAACCCTTGTAGATCATCCACGCGGCAATCGCGGCACAAGCAACAAATGTTATAGCGTACATCATGTACGGTCACTTCCTTTACTCCTGAGGTTCGGAACCATCTTCTGAACTGGGTTTAGGTTGCCTTCCGGTTTCGCTTTTGCCAGGGTCAGAGTTCCGCTCGTCGTCGCTCATGCGAGGCCGTCCGATGGTGGTGTTCTCCTCCGTATCGTCAACCTTGTTTTCCTCAGCTTCCGCGTTCGGATTAACACCCGGCTTCACGAACACCTTGGTCTGAACCTCTTCCTTTGTTTCAGCCGCCTTGCGTTCCTTCTCTTCCTCGTAGTCGAAGCCGTGAGCATCGATCATCGTTTCGTAGCTGATCACGCCTTCCTTCCACAGCTCGAGGCATTTATCCTGAAAACTCTTGTTGTTTGTCAGGTCTGTTACGGGGAATGTGAACTTCGGCAGATTCTTCGTTGCGGATCGCGGCAGTCCGTTCTTCGTGCCGTTCAGGCCGGTGGAGATGATGTTGTTGATCATCTGCGCCATCCTGCGCTTCGCTTCCTGAATCCGCAGGGCAACCATCTTGGTGCTTACCTGACTGGATCCAAAGCTCGCCGCGTTGTCCTGTCCGCTGACCACAATACCGCTGATACCTGCGGCTGAAAGAATGTCCGCGTTCACGCCGGCATACTTATCGTGATCGAAGATATGATCGCTCTCGGGCTGAATCACCTGAGCTTTGGCGAAGTTGTTGGTAACCGCCAGCGCAACCTTGCTGGAAGCTGTCATAGCCTGCGCGAACAGGGCCTGCAGCTTGGCCAGCGCCGCAGCGTCCGGGACCACCTGTTCATTGGTGCTTCCGTAGGTAACGTGGATAAAGCTTCTCGCGGCCAGATTCAGCAGGGAGTCTTCCCATGCGCCGATCAGCTCTTTCTTCGCGAAAGCTCGCAGGCACGCCGCAACCATCGGGATGGCGTATCTCTGCCAGTCCGGATGAGCGTCCTGAAGCACGAAGGTTGTGTGTGGATTCAGCTGCACCCATTCACGGTTGTTCTTCAGTCCAAGCGCCACCTCGGGAGGATAGCCGCTCAGTCGCTTCTCCAGATCTTCATCCTCGATGAATTTCTTATAGGCCTTGTTGCCCATCCGCCTCAGGTCTGTCTGAAGTGTCCGGCAGTTGAATTCAACCAGCGGTTCGCGGTTTACCCGCACGTTGCCGATCCTGCAAAGATGAGGAGGCAGTGAGACGATGTCGCCGTCCGGCTGTACGCTGATATACAGATTCGCATACAGATAATATTGCATAAAGAAGCTTTCAAGCTTGTCCCACATACCAATCTGGTTAAAGTACTCGTAGTACTTTTCCCTCGCCTGCTTACTGCCGCCGACCTATCTGAAATCGTCGATCAGCGAGAACGGCACATACACTTCCTTGATCGCGCCCCGGAACAGCGGGTCTGCGTCAACCCAGTAATCAGCCAGCTGATAAAACTGGTTGATGTTATTCTGTTTGTCCCTCAACAGGCTTGTATAATTGAAGCCTTTCAGGTCGCCGGTGAAGGTAATGTTCCTGTCGTTAAATGTCTGCGAAACGTCAATCTGGTTGAAGTCCGCCGCAATAGCAAGCTCCGGAGGTGTTGTCACGCTTGCCGGTGCACTGGGCGGTGCCTTCTGGCGTGTCGCAAACCAGTCTCTGATTCCCATCGCCAACACCTCCTTATTATAAATATCCTACCACGCCAACCACATCAAAGATGCTGGAATGGTTGAGTTTCTTTTTGCGTGTTTCTTCCATGCCGCTGATATAATGCACAGCCATCATTAGGCTGGAACCACGGTCTTTATGCTGGTTCGCCTTGGCGCTGTCGAACAGCATTGCGCCGTTCGCGCCAAGCTTGCCAACGATCTGGCCGAGTTCGATCTGAAGCGCATCAGCCTCCACAAAGATAGCAATCTCTTCCTTTGTCAGGTTCCGACTGCCGCCCTCTGCTTCGCCGTCTGCGTCTGCGATCTTACCGCCGATAATCCGCCGGCTGGTGATCGGAAGCTCAATGCTTTCCTGTTCCAGCGCAATCGTCAGCGCGCTGACCATCTGCTGGTTCAGCATGTTGCTGGCGATAAACGGATGAATCAGCGGGACGGCGTTTTCGATCCGGCTGATCTCCGTATCAACCACAAGCGGCGGGTATTCACGGCCTGTATCCGGATCTGTCCACGGCTTGTTCATAAACTGCGGGAACGCATCGCCCAAGCCGCGGCAGTCAACCACGACCTTCTGGGTGTTCGGAAACTTGACCAGTGCGCGGCGCACCTCTGTCGCCAGTGCATCCAGTCGTTTGCCATGGAAGCTTCGGATATTGACAACCTGCTTCATGTAGCCGCCGTTCTCCAGCTCCTCAAGTTTGATCACGGTCAGCACGGCGTTGTCTGCGTTCTTCGCCGCGCTCGTCGCAATATCCAGCGCCATCACGTAAGAGGTTGTACTCTTATTCGGCTGGGCCAGCTCAACATCACGCAGCACCCGGCATTTATCCGTCAGTTCGAACGGGAATACAGCGCCGTCCTCGGCTCCCAAAAAGATACTGCCGTATTCGAGGGCGAACTTGTTGTCGTCCATTGAGGCCTGCTCTTCAAGAAAGAAGTCCCGGGAGCCAAGCCCGTTCCGTACTGCGGCTTCCCAGTTCATGGCGTAAGCGAAGCATGTGCCGTCGTAGTCCTTCGACACCATCCTGCGCACCGTGTCAACAAACATATTGTAATAGTAATTATTCTTCAGGCACGCAGATGTGATGGAGACCATCTTGCTGGGATAGTCTTGGAAATTGTTTTGAATACACAGGTCACGCGTGGTATTACGCACAGGGCGCGCCACAGCTTCAAGGTCGGCCTGCTTTACCTCGGGAGCCTCGTCTATGATCAGGATCTTCGCACGGTTGCCGCGGAACGTCCCCTAGCTGAAGCTCTCAATATTACTGCCGTTCTTGAATGTACACTTGCCCTTACCCGTGCTGATCTGCACCGGGTGATTGTGCCGGGTGCAGTCCAGCTCCCGCAGAATCTCAGGATTCCGGCAGAAGTAATCATTGATTTTCTTCGGCACAAGCACGGCCTGCTCTGCCGTACCGGAAATGACCGCAATGTTGCTTCCCGGATAAAGTATCGCCATAGCGATACAACAGATGGCGGTGATCCACGTCTTACCGAAGCCGCGGCTCTGCACATCCATGATCGTATTATACCGACCAAAAATACGGGCCTGTACGCGCTGTACAGGCCTTAGTTTGACTTTAAGGTATTCCTCGATGAAGCGATCCTAGTGGGTTCTCCAGTACCAGATCTGTTTGGTCCACGCCTCAAGGTTTCGAAGCTCCCTGATCTGGCTGAGTTGTTCTGCCTGGCTGATCATAGTTTGACATCAGCTCCAATCGACCGCAACGTATACAGATAATCATTCACAACGCGGTCAACGTCGTCATCGGGGAATGTATATGGATTTTCGTTCAGGAAGCCGTCCGTCTCAAGCTTGAGAATAATCTCGCCCAGCGAACCCATGCCGGTGTTCTCTCCGGGCTTGCGTTTACTGGCGGCAAAGTTTGCGGATTTCGACAGCTCGTCGAACACGCGCCGTGCGTCTTCATATTCCTTCACAGGAACCTGACCGCGCCGGTACTTGTCCTCGGCGATGTCGGCATTCAGGCTGGCCTTGATAACCTTCCGGGCGTAGTCCGACTGGTTGATCGTGTCCAGCTTGAAGTCTTCCGAATACTTCTGGTACAGCTTGTTCAGCCGCCGTATTTCCGTCGGTGTGAACCAGCCGCCCCATTCGTCGTCGTATACGGGCTTGTCATCAGGGTCGGCGAACTCATGAACCACCAGATCCTCGGTGCTTTCGGTGCCGTTCACTCGCACGTTCTCTTCGTACTCATAAATCGCCACCATGTTCATGATCCGAAGGTAGGCCTGAGCAATGGCCTCCTCCGCGAGCTTCGCCTTCTCTTCTGGCGGCGTGTCAGCATCGATCCACTTCTTGTTGGTGGACAGTGCGTACAGTGCCTTCTTCTTGGAGGCTTCCCATCCGTTTTCCTTGAACTTCCTGTTGTTCTCGAATAAATACTTCCGCAGTGTTTCGCGGTCATGCACGAATTTTCTCGCGCAGTCCTTGCACCACGCATCCCTGCAAAACTGACTGGCCCACAGCTTATTCATAAAGAAATCATCCAGGGGCAACGTTCGATTGCAGTGGATACAGCGCTTGCCTGCCGCTTTCTTTTTTGCCATTTGCCAATCTCCTTTATTTTGCCTTTACAAAAAGATAAGCTGAAGTGTCCATCAGCTTAATTCAATCGGATACACGCACCGCCTGCCGTAACCCTTCTGGATTACCATGGCGGTTGCGGATGGCCGGCTGAAACGTCCGAGCTTCAGCGCGAACCCGTCGGCACCGCAGATGGACCCGACGCGGATCATCATGCTGTTGCCGTTCTGCGTAACACCGGTGGCCAGCTCTTCCTCGTGATGAAGGTGACCGCACACAAAGAAGTCGATCTGTTTGCCGTAGATATTCACTGAATCTCGGCAAAGATCCTGAATTTTGCCGCCGTCTCCGTGAAGCATCAGGAAGTCGTATCCCTCGATGTTCGCGTGGTGATACTTGCCTGTCAGGTCGTGGATCGTCACGCCATGCGCCGGCGAATCGAACTTCGCGCAAAGATAATGGTGAATGATCTTGCACATATTATCCTTTGGGAAGTCGCCGGCCTTACTGCCAAGAGGCCGTACCTCGTCATGGTTGCCGCCGACCATATGTACGTCGATATGAAGTTGCGTCCGGTCTCGCATCTCGCACAGCCACTGTGTGAACATATCGCTGAACTTAATGGTGGAATCAACGATTCCGTACCGAAGGTTCTGGAGCTGGCTCATCCTGAGCATACCCGAGATCATGTCGCCCACAACCATCACGTTGATGTTGCTGACGTTTTCTTTCCGCACAATCTCGCAGACCCGGTCGAGGATCTGCCCAAAGCGATTCTGGCACACGTCCTCATCGTAATGGTTGATCGTCTCGCCAAGGAATCCCTTGACGTCCATGATCTCCCCAAAATGAATATCGCCAATCGCAAGCACGAGTTCGCCTCCGGACAGGTCTCTGATAACCTCCGTCTGACGGAACGCGGCTTGGTTGGCCGGCAGTTTTGAGATCGCACTCGCAATGGCCTCACGCAGGAGATCGTCCCGGGCTGTGGCACGGTAGACCTTGTTGTTCTCATTAATCAGGTCCCGCATCTTCTGCCGCTCGACATATCCTTCGGCACCAATCATTCCGGCGTCGTTCGCCAGCTTGATGCCAACGCCAGCCTTGCGCAATGTGTCCGCTTTCATGTCAAGGGCGTAGTCTTCAATCAACTCCGCCCATTCACGATCCAGCTATCCTGCCTTCTTATTTAAGACGTCTTCAACCAGACTTCTTTTTTCGTCCGCCGTCAATTCTTCCAGGAGTCTTCCCATCCAGTGAACTCTCCTTTAATAACCTTTATATGTCAAGACCAATTATGTAGCATAGATTAAAAGTCTATAACATAATATAATTGCTGTGTTGGTCTTTCTATGTGGTGAGCGGTGCAGGACTTCCACCCGCACGTCGGAAACCCGACAATAGATTTAGAGTCTATCGTGTCTGGTCATTCCACCAACCGCCCAAGTCTTTATAATACACAAGGCACATTTAACTCTAGCGCTCTACCGATTGAGCTATACGGGATTGCCCCGCAATCAGAATCGAACTGATGACAAATAGAATTTATATAGCAATTGCTGTCTGTGCCTTAGCTTAATAGATGGTCCACCAATAATCAAAGTATTTCCGGTAATCTCCGCCGTTCGGAAGTGAATCTTCTTCGATATCACCCGCTCGGCATCTTTGCCTGATCGCACGGTTGGTCTGTTGCTTGCTGTACTTGCGTGGCCCTGAGAGATCAAAGCTTTTGTACTGTTCTCTCGGGTCGTCGATCTGCAATCGGCCTCGGAATAATCGGCCTCGGAATGCCTGCCGCGAGTTTGCCACCCGCTTACGGTCTTTCCTCTTGGACAGCCTCTTCCGTGCATATCGATTCAAATGCATCATAATCCAAAATTCCTCCGGCTTGAAGAATATGACTTTCATCAATAGGATCGCCGTTTGCGGTATACCATCGGTTGCCGCATCGAAGAATTTGATCCATGTCATACAGCTCATCCTCTGACCCATTGCGATGATGAACTGTCTTTGCGCTGTACTCCGGGAGATCCACCACTTGCTTGACGTCGTTGCCGACCCAGAAGCATCCGTCGGTGTCCACGGTGAATCTCTCCACCTGTGCGCCGCCGTTCTCCTGCCGGATCAGCTCCAGCTTTTGCCGCCTGCTCACATGCCGTCCCTTGGTGGGCTTCGGCTTCTTCCGCGTTGCGGCCTTCTCGTCAAGCATCTCGGTCATAACTTTGAAGCTCAGGTTCTCCTCGGCTTGCGCATCGCCATTGGATGCGCCGCTTCCGTACATAATATTGTTGACATAGCTCGGACAGGACGACACGGGAATCTCCCGCGCCTTTGTCACGGTCTGCTTGTACTCCGTCACGATCCCGTCTGTCGCGCCATACAGCAGATAATACCCAAGGCTGTCAAGCAATCTCTTGACTCTCATCTCGGGAGAGAATACGTCGCCGTCATCGTTCAGCCAATTCCGGTCGCAGTATCCATCCCAGCTGGAGGTAATACGGTCAACCGTCTGAAGCATCTGGTCGGCGTCACCGGCCTACAGCGTCAGAACCTGACCGTTGGGCAAAAACACCTTATATCCTGTGGCCAAACAAGCCCCTCCCTAATATACTATGAAATAATTGCAACGCTTTGCAGACAACGGTTACAACTCAGAATATTTCCTGTCGCACATGCATGCTTCCCAGTTGGCATTGTTCTTCCGCACAATCTTGTCGACGGCGCGGCTGAACATCTCGTCGCATGTCTGGCGTGCTCTGGTCGTATACTCTGCGATATCAGAAATTGCGTATCCCTGCATGAGGTACTGGACGATCTGCGTTTCGCCTTCGCTCAGGCCGGCCGTCTCGATCAGGCGATCCAGATCGATGTAGGTACACAGCACGTCCTCGTCAAGGGGAAATACGCCGTCCGTTGAGAACTACGAGTCCTGAAACAGCCCGGGCAGATAGCTTCGGTCAAGCCGCGACCGTTCCATGATCAGCTCGCGGACAACCGCAGATTCACTGAGCGGCGTATAGGCAAACTGGTTATTCCTTCTTGCCACCCTTGGTCACCGGCTGTACCTGCGCCTTCAGTTCTGCGATCCGCCTGTCTGCATCGGCCAGAGCGTCATTCAGCGCATCATTTTCTTCCTTGAGTTCGGCAAGCTCGGTCTCCGAAGCACCGCCGCCCTGAAGCGCGCCCAGGATGCCGTCCACGTTATTCAGCAGAAGGTTCTTCAGGCTCTCGCGTTCCTTGGCGCTCGGCTTGCCGCTTGCAACCGTGTTGTCTAGCTTCTGCTTCGCCAGAGCAATGTCATTATACATTTCCTGATTTGTCAAAACATTCATCTCCTTTATATATGGCAATCCACGAGACTGACGTAACAGTCCTCTCCGTGGTTGATCCACTCTTCCCATTCCTGATAGTATGCGTCCATCGTCTCAGCCGTCTCGTCAGAGATGGCGAACCAACTGACCCTCCCTGGCGCGTGCCACACACCATCCGGTGTCACAAACGCATACGGCGTCACCGGCCGCATCATCTCTTTTACGTACTGCTCCACAGTGCCGTACCGCTCGATGTAATACTTGTCCGTCCAGAACCCATCGCCTTCTTCAGAGTATTTCCGCCACCGCTTACGCAACTCTTTTTCAGTAAACTTATCCGGTCTTTTAAACCAGTCCAGCTGACTCTTTAAAAAGAAATCCGGGTATTCCAAGTCTCCATCGCCAATCATGCGGAACACTTCGTCTTTCAGCTCGTACATATAGGACTTGCCATCAAGCGTGTAATAATCATATTTCGCTTGCGGATTATAAAAACTGCCATATGTCTTCAGTTTCTCATTGTAATCCCACATTGTCTTGATCCAATCATCATATGCCCAATTGGGGTTGTTCTTCTTGAACTTCTCCCAGTCAGATTGAAGCTCACCCTCGTTCACCGGTTCGAAAATAAAATAATTCTCGTCACTTTCGTCGAACGGCTCCAGAAGCCTGTCGAACTCTCTTTCATTGGGCTGGCTTGCAAATACCGCTACCGCATAGTGGCTCATAATATCATCACCCCATAAGTAATCTTTTCAATAGAGCCGGCGCAGGGAGTCGAACCCTGAACCTCCGCTTTACAAAGGCGGCGCTCTCTCCATTTCGAGCTATGCCGGCATAAACGGCCCCGGTGCGGCCTACGCTGCGTGACGCCTGCGGCATTGTCTCCGCGTCTCCTCGCCGTACGTACGAGGCGAGATGCATCTTCTCTAAGGCGTTTTTCAGCCGACCGGGGGATTCTAGACGCTGGTTTCGATTTTGACCGGCTTCGCAACCGGAAGGCTTTGTTTTAGGACAGACCGTTCTGAACTGTCCTCGATGCGGGACACCGTAGGCATTCCCGCTCTTGCTCTGTTAATTATCTTTTCAAGATATATCATTGCAGTTTACAGCGTCTCACGGTTATGACATTAAGGCCAGGTTATGGCAGGTGCGGCAACCGCCGTCTGGACATCGGTGCAGAAGCACACGTCCGGATCATCGAAGATATCTCTGGCGATATTCTCGTAGAGGGTGGTCATGTTGCCGTAGACGTCATTCAGGTTATCGTTGAAGAACTGGACAACCTTGTTCGCGAAGACAACGTATGTCCACTTCGTCAGGAACGCCGTCTCCAAAGTCCTGACAAAGGACAGGGCGGGATTCCCTTCGAAAGCAATCTCGAACAGCTCGGCCTCGGCCGCACTGCACACGTTCTCGCAGAACTCGCCGTTCGGAGGGAGCACATTGATGGCGAGGATAATATTGCCGAACGTCTTATGGTCTGGAAGCAAACCCGCCAGCGCAGTCGCCTTGGCCGCATCATCAACATAAAGGTTAACCGCGTAGTCCTCGGGGTGGTGTACGATCTTGATCTGCGGATCGTCGCCGAACAAAGCCTTCAGCTCGTTGACAAAGGTGATCCACGGGGGCGAAAGTTTCAACCTGACGTTTTCCATTAATTCATCTCCTTAAATCAAATGCGGGGCGTGCAGTCGGCGCACTAGCTTTTATGCGACCCGCCCAGAGGGTGGACGGGGGCGGAGTTCAACCGCCATCTCCTCAATCACGCGCATCCCTACAGGATGTCATCTCCTTGATTCTCGCTTACTCGATCATTTTCTGCGACAGTCCGGGACCCTCCCGTGCACGGAGTCGAACCGTGCCAAACCGTCCGTTCACAGTTTCACGACGCGAACCGAGTGGGACCTCGGCGTGTTCCTGCGTATGGGCCTTATTTTCTTAGCGCCTTTTATACCGGTCGCCGCATCTCAGCGGACTTACTGCCGGGATCTTGTGCTTGGCTACCCGCATCGTATTATTCATTCCACGGAATATCCGTTTCGTTATAGATCTGCGCACCGGCTTGCGGTTGCCCATTGCCGCGCACAGCTACGATCTTATCGTGCGGCTCATCACTCTTGTGCGTGTTGAACCAGCGCTTCACAAAGTCCACGGCTCGCTCCGCATTGCGCGCCTTCACATACATGGTGCCAGTAGATTTCTTATGATCGCCGTACAGAACTGCGTACGTGTAAACATTCTTTCGTGCCAATTTGCAATCACCGCCTTCGTCATATATAAGGAACATTTGAAATCAAAATGTGCATAAAAAGTCATAATTTTTTATGATCATGCAGATGCGCACAATTCAATTCATCAGGATGCATATTCTTTACTTCAAATTTCACAGATAATTAGGAAAGAAAAAGACCTCCGCCTCGTCGGATGAGTATTTATTCATCCGTAGAAGTGGAGGTCTAAATTCCTACACAAATTGTGATGGTTTTGAGGTAAAGTTATTCATGATCATCTTCATAGTAATACAGCGCGATTTCCTCGGTGACGAACTCCGGTGTGTAACTGAGCTTCGAGAGCCTGCCGCCTGTATTCATCCACAGGACCCGGCTGTAGTTCTCAAAGACCTTCCTGACCTTTGCGGGATCCTCGCCGTCTCGGTACATGCGGTAATACTCAGGAATGAGCCGCAGGAATTTCAGCCATCGCATTCCTCGTCCTCCTCCGTCATCGCGCACACCAGCCAGCCCACGCACAACGTCGCCGCAGCGCCAATGATAATTCCAACAATAAGCATTCCCATCTCTCATTCCTCCTGTAGGCATACCGGGCAGTCATCCGGGCGTCGCATACCGTTCTCGCGGAGAGCTTGATCCTCGCGCCCGCGCACCAGCGCCTCGCACATCAGCCGACCATTGTACTTCCCCGACCGGAGCCAGTAACTGCACGGGCAGTTCATGCATCTGCTCGGATATGGTTTCTCAATCAGAATCACGTATACCTCCGGTAGCTCGACTTCGTGTCGTCCTTATTCAGCACCACATATGTCATGCCTGAACTTATTTAGTAGTTCCGTTTCAGCTCCTCGTTCAATCCTTTGACTTCATTGGTAAGCGCATTGATGCTTTTACAGATGTTGTATCCGCTGATGGAAATAACAAGGCATAACACGCTCAAAACGAATCCTGTTATATTCAGCATTCATTCACTGCCCCTTCCAAATTGTATAACGCCAGCAGGAAGCAGGCGACGCAGAACATCCACCGTAGCTCCTCTGCCGTAAGCTGACCACCCCAGAACCATGAGAAGATTCCGAAGCCGAACCATGCGACAGTCAGGATCCACTTGCTGATCCTTAGAAATTTACAGAGTCCATTCTTCCGTCTCTCCATTGCCGCCTCCTTACACTACGAAACAGTTGGGCGTGCGTCCGCTACTGTATGTAATGTCAACATTGTAAAAATTGTTATCCGCATCTCGCTTATGAAAAGCAAACACAGGTGCATCCACGATTTCACCGCCGTAGTAATCGCCGCCGCCATCTCTGTACTGCACAACGCACTCAAGATCTTCAGCATGATTGTGCTGGATCCATTCGATCAATTCTCTTCCCGTCATTTTCCTTGTCCACCTTATCATCATCCCACGCCGCTGGCAATGGCATCCAGGCCACCACCGTATCGTCACTCCATCCACTGCCGCTGTCATACCAACGGATATCCACATACGAAACAACATGATCGATATTCCTGAGCACATCATGGACGACATACGAACATGTCACCAGATACTCGCCGTCGTCCTCAGGTAGCCGCTCATAACAAGGTGTCCAGTTCATGAGTCCTCCTGCTGAGTTCTTCCAGAAGATAATCGCATTGCTCGTTCAGCCACTTCAGATGCTCGCGGTATTCTCTCGCCGCCTTGAGCATATCTGCTTTTAACTCGGTAAACTTGGCCTAGAGCTGTGCCGTAGACCAACCGGAAATATCTTCCCACTTTCCGGGACCGTACTTGTTGAGACCCATGCCGTCACCTCGTGTGGTATAAAAGATCGAATCCTCGCGGCGGCTCAGGTCTCCTATTCCACGCCTCGATCACGGAATCGAGCGAGTTGAATCTCTCGCAGTCACTAATACAACCATCAACACGCGGAAACGTCTGACAATGGCACTTCTTGCAAATAACCCTTACGCCGTCGTTTGCGTACACCAGTGCTTCGCCGCCGCAGAAAGGACATGGCTTTAAATCAATCATGCCGTCACCTCTTACCGAAACTGTTCATCGCAAAGATATACATGGAGCATTGCGCCAGCTTGAACATAATCTCCTGATTATCCTGAAAATACTCGGATGCAACATGATTCAGAAACGCAGGCATTTCTTCGGGTTCGATGTCCGGGAAACTATTCTTGTTTTCCATAACGCACCTCCAAATATTATTGCCGTGTGGGAGAATCGAACTCACCATCATACGGGATAGTTCCTCGCGGTCTACCCTTGAACCTAACACGGCATTATGAAGAGCGGGTTGGGATTTGCACCCAACATGACGCATACAGGAATATGCGTCCAGCGATGTGGCCAGCATCTTACCTGTGTTTACCTATTCCACCACCGCTCAAATGTTACTTACTCCCCATTCGCGTACCTGATCGCCTTGTCGACCACCGCCATCAGCTCCGTCTCTGTATGGTCTTCGCAGAGATAGTCAACAATCATGGCGATCAGCAGTTCCTCTTCCGACTTCATAATTGTCCGCTCAGTCATCGGTAAGCTTGATATCATACCAGCCGCTGATCAGGTTTGACGGATAGAACTTGATCTCGTACTGATACTTGCTGACTTCCTTGGTCTCAATCTGCTCCACAATATACGTCGTATCCTGCGACAAATGCGCGTAGTTCAGCACGTACTCGCCCGGAGCCTTCTCAATCATGATGTTCAGGTCGCCGTCATCGTCGGTCTCGATGGCAAGCAGCCCCGTGATCTGCATCATCGGCGTGTCTGTCCGAGTATTCAGCACCGTGATCCGCCGCCGTATGTTGAAGTCGTCGGCCTCCCGCCGCAGGTTATGCCGCACGTTCTCAGCCTGGGTGCAAGCCGACAGGATCCACGCCAGCGCCGCCAGCATCAGAATGATCGCAATCTTTTTCTTCATCACGTTCCTCCTGCATATCCATGCCAGTCACAAGTTCTGCATTCGTACCTATACATCGCCGGATATGTCGCCAGTACAATATCAGTACGAATATACAAATGCTTGCCGCATACCGGGCATTCAATCTCGGTCTCCTTCAGGCCGACACATCCAAGGTCCAGCTCCCTCTTCTTATGTTCTTCCCATGTCATTTACTCGCCCTCCGCGATTCCCTGTTCCAGCTCCGCACCGCCATTCCGATGGTCGGATAAGATTTGCCGCACCAGTGGCAGTTCTCGCACTCGATGAAGAACCGCCGGAACCGGTGGAAATAACTGTCGTTCAGGACGACCGTGTGACACCGACAGTCTGGACACCACCGCACCTTGGGTTTGAACCTTCGCCACCTGCGGCCTACCCGCTCATGCCGCCGGCGAAATGATGCTTCGGTCATTCCATCACCAGTCCTTTCTTCCTCGCCCAGTCATCAAGCCATTTCTTGACGTCAGACTTCTCGTACACATTGGCGTCATCAGCCGTCTTATCAACCCGAAAACAACTCCAGCCCACGGCGGCTTCACATAAGGCGAGACCGTCAGATAACACCCTCCATGTGAACCCAAACAATTCAAATCTCTCTCCGTACCTCAGGCTATTGATTCGCAAAGCAGGCCGTACAGCAAGTGGCCAGTTAACACCGTAGTCCTGTCGCTTTTCATCGCTTCGCACGCTCGTGACATAACCAGAATCAAATCCCGGAGATCGCGTCCACCAGTCATCGCCAAGAGATGAAATTATGAATTGATTATTGGCATATTCCTTCGCCGACAAGAGCGTAACTTCTTCGATCTCGATATCAACAGGTTCCCTGGTGATGATCTGTTTCTGCGCCTGTACTTTCATTGACACTCCTCGAACCCTAACTCGAATAGCACGTTATCCTCGACAGACACCGGCTCAAAAGATATTCCGATCTTCATGCTTCGCCGTGTGGTAAACGAATACGCCTGACCCCAGTTCTGATAAATGTTTGTCGTCTCCACATTGTCACTCAGCTCCTCAAGCTTCGGGCGCGCCGTCGTGGTCATAATAAGCTTGCCGTCGATCCCGTCCACCCTGTATTGATCGGGCAAGACAAACTTACAAACAACAGGGGCGTCGGAGGAGAAGTCAATGGCCGTCAGATCAAGATAGGTCGTACCGCAGAATGGGCACCTGATCTCCGCGGTATCCTTGGCCGCACCACAATTGATGCAATTGGTCTTGCTCATACATCAGTCACGCTCCTCCTCATGCCAGTCCTGCCTCCGCGCCAGCTCCTTATCTATATACTCATCGTCGAAATACTTCGCCGCCAGCTTCACCGGCCAGTAACCGTGCGGCTCGCGCTCCCACATCAGGTAGTCCGTCCACATCGTCTCGCCGTCGCGCCACTCATACATCTCGTCATACGGCGCGGCATTGGTGATCAGCATCGATTGCCCATAAGCCCACAGCTTCACCACAATGGCATTCACCTGCAACCGCTTCGCCAGCCGGCACAGCCACTTCATGAACTCGCGCTTTGTCCGCTCGAACCCGCGATCCCGCAGGTTGCCGTCCAGTGTCAGCATGTACAGGCTCTGCGTCTCGAGCCACCCATTCTTCTGCGACTTGTTCCCGTACATGTCCCGCAGGTTATTGGTCGCAAGACCAAACTCGTCAAGCGAGCTGGAAGAATTGTGGCCGGCCTCCTGCGTTATATACACGTTCATGTCGCCCTCGGATCCCGTCACCCGCGGCAGATGATCCAGCACCGTCTCGAGAATATACCGTATCTCAGCCTGCGTACGGCCGCGTACGTCCACCTCAATCGTCCCCATCACATGCGTCCACCAGCTCATACTTTCCCTCCAACGCCCTGATCTCGGCCGCCTCCCGTGCGCCCACATACTCCGCCAGCTTGTCACCCAGCATCGCCGCCATCCCCGCCGCGTAATACGGTAGGATGTTCTCCCAGTCCACCTTCTCGCCTATCTCGTAGTTCGCCACAAAGTCGTCCGGGTCCAGCACCTGCCGCATGATCGTCCCGGGCAGGTAGGTGTTCGGCGCGGACGTCCACAGCCCGTTCGCCAGCTTCTGCGACCGCCCGTACTTCATGGTCACCACGCGATCCGTCCACAACCGCTTCAGCCGCGTACCAACCGTCTTTTTGTGCATGCCAAGACTCCGCGCCATCAGATCCTGCGAGGAGTTGTCCCGCCCGAAGACCTTGAAGACCATCACCATCCGGAAAAGAAGCCGCCGGTCATTCTTCGTCTTGCCGTTCAGGATGAAGTTCAGGTCGGCGCTGTTGATCACAATCGTCTTCGCCGCATGGGCCTTGGCCTCAATGCCGCCTGCCCACTTCGCAATCTCCGCATTGTCCGCCGCAATCTCCTCGTCCGTGCTGTCAATCAGGTCCCGATCCTGCCGCGCCACCCAATCCGTCAGCGCCGCCCGGATCTCGACCTCGCCCATCCCGCAGTTCCGAAGATAGACCGCAATCTTGACTGAGGTATTGTGCCGTGTATTCCGGTGTGTTAATATTGGAAGACTGTGCTCGTCCACGCTTATTTCGCTCTGCCGCACCGTGTAATCCACATGATGATCGGCCTTTGGTGGAGGAACCGCCGCGAGTATCTCGTCCAGGCGCTCCCGCGGCACCTGCTCAATCTCGAAGATGTAAAGCTCGCTATCGATGGGCTTGAGCGTCTCCTGACTGCAATACCACGACCAGACGCCGGTCTTGTAATGCTTGCTCAGTGGAAGCCGGATCGGCTGTGTCGGCGTCGGCCGGAACTCCACCTTCTCCTGGTTGAAGCCGCCGCGCTCTATCACGATGTTGTACAGCTTCGCAATCGATTCGTTCGCCACCACCTTGTCAAAGAAGATCTCGACGTGATAGCCCTTGCCGCCCGAGATCGATATGTAGATCCGCTCGCGATCAAAGCCGAGATCAACAAGTACGTCGATTAGCTTGCGCACCACGCCCTCGTCGTTTACATCCACATCGAAGCAGATGAACTTGGACGACTTCTGACTACAGAATACCGCCACGTTATAGATCCCGCGCAGGTGATTGTGGATCTTCTTCATGTTCAGCCGCTGTGGTTCGCCGCTCTCCTGCTTTGGTTCCCAGATGACGCCGTCACGGCATAATTTCATGTGCGAAACATTGTTCACGTAGAGCGCCCAGATTTTGCTCGCGACATTGTAGCTAACCGTAGGCATTTCAAGGCCTCCATTCATTTTTGCGATACTTAGATAAAAGGAATTTTTATAAGAGCCGGGGAGACTAGTGTTTTCAACGGTTCCAGAGGTTGAAAACAAGGGTCCAAAAAAATCTCAAGCTCATGACGAAAGTCTCCGTCGGTAGTTATAAGGAACATAAAAATCGAAGATGTGCACTGCCGCGAAAATAAAGATTAAATTTAAAATTACACAATGAATATAAAGGGCGATCTTAATATTGGAATCGCAGCCACACCTGGCGGCGCGGTTATCATTAGCCTGCGCGGCAAGGATGCCGCCGTCTATCTTCCCGAAGGGGCTGTGATTTTGAGTATATATAGCTGAAGCCTTTTTGTACGGCATAATAAAAAGCCCCAGGCTGATCCTGCGGCCATTATACGGGGTGCCTAGACGGCATCGACATGCGCGAGAAGTGTTTAAAAGTGAAATGAGTTTAAAAATATTTGTTGATATTTGTGCGGTATTTGTCGAAATTGGGACGAAATACAGAAAATTTTATCGAAGTTTGGAGAAGATAGGCATAGGGCTTGGGGCTATTCTGACACTGTGTCAAAACGTAAAGAGGGAACAAAACATGATATTTTGTTGCCTGTTAGCCAGGGCTTACATCGTGAAAAGCCTTATTTTTCAACGCTTTTTGCGTTTTATGCTTTTTGATCAATTATCTGTTTACCCATTATTTACTAAACATAACCAAACTTCTTTACTATTTTTAGTAAATTGTTTAGTTATCTCGTTAACTTAAATTACTTCTCTGTTAACCTCTTTGTAAACTTTACATTAATGCCTTTTGTTAACCCTTTTACCTATCGTTTTAGTTGGTTAGTTAACGATTCAATTTGTTAACTTAAATTCTATTCGTTTAAGTTTTTTGTTAACTTACTATCTTTGACTATTCCCATAACAATTCACAAGATAAATTATTACAATTTGTAATAAATTTATTTCATTCTGTTAACCGGAATTCCTCTGCCAGAGCGTTAATTGATATCCATTAATGAACAATTTCCCCGCTTTCAAATTTTATGCAGTCTTACAAATTGAATTTTCATTCAATGTGCTTTCAAGCCTTATTTTTCAAGGCTTGCAGCGTTTCTGTTTTTGCTTTTACAAGTTAAAGTTTTTACCATATTCGACAAATTTAAATGCATAAAATTCACCGGATAATGCATAAAATGAAAAATCATGCATTCATTCCCTGTTTTTCGTCTGTTTTCGTCGGGGCTTTTCATACCCCCGAAAAAGTGTTACATTTATGTTAAATCATAATATATTTGTGTATTTTATCATTTGTGAACAATATTTTTGTTTCATGCAATTTCCTATTCATCCTATAGGTTAATTCCCTTTAATTCCTATTCGCCTAGTATGTAATAGGTTAAATATTGCTCTGTTTCGCCTGATCAATCAATTACCTATTCACATAGTATGTTATTCCTGTGGATAACTTGCATTTTAACCATTTTTTACATGTGGATAACTCTGTGGATAAAAATATTTTCCCCTGTGGATATCTCTAAAGTTATCCACCGACGTCTTTATTTTTCAAGGCTTTCAAGTCATTTTTCGCAGTTTTTTTCCGTTTATTGTCTCATGTAATTAAAATATGAATCAATTATTAAATTCAAAAACATAAATCCTTATTTTTCAATGGTTTTATAGTTAACAATTACGTAATATGGCTTTATCCTGTGGAAAACTCTGTAGCTATTGATTTGTAAGGCTTTTAGCCTGTTTTTTACTGATTTTTCAAATTGCTTCCCAAAATCTTGTCAATAAAGATTCTGTTAAATATTGTTAATTCTATCTGTATTCATAATTTTATCAAAATCGCTTGAAGCGATTGATATACAAGCGTTTTTCTGGCTTTGTAAATTATTACGAAAATATTAATTTTATTACATATTTTAGGCTCATTTTTCGAATTTTTCATATTACAAAAATATTTCAATTGTTACAACAAAACCAGCCAGGCCTTGAAATTCAACGATATTTTGTTACAAAAGCCACAATTTTACTGATTGTTAAAAATATAACGCTTCATTATATCGCGCAAAAGGCAGTCGATATCGACTGTGGTATACTGCAGATGGTTCCATTGTTACTGTTTCCCCCGGTCGGTGGTGAATGCCCCCGGCCCCCACAAGCCCCATAGAATGCGGGGGTACTTCCCCCGGAAACGAGAACAGCGGTTCTTGTGGGTAGACTCTTCCCCGGTGAATGCCGGGGTACCCCGAACCTTGAAAACAGCATATTGAATCGGTTTTTCCGGTGTAAACCATAGGCCCCTATGGTTTTAGCAAGGCCTAACAAGCCCCCCGGATTTACCATTAGTCGCTCGCAATCGGGGAAACACTTTCCCCGCCTGTTCCCTACGGGGGCAGGATTTAAAATGAATTGAGGTACAACAAAATGACAGCTAACATTCGTAACGCTTTTGATACTTTCCGGAAGACTCTTACCGTATCCGATAAGAAAGAGCTTGAAAAAGAAGTGAATTCTTTCAATTCGGACGCAAGGCTTGCCAAAGCTAAAGAGCTTTCCGGCGGGGAAAAGCTCTTTTCAAAGTTTGTGGCCCCCGGTGCAGATATCACCTATAAGGGCTACAAACTTGAAGTAAAGGAAGAAAACTACACTTTGAGTGAAAACTTTTCTTTCACTCTTTCCCCCGTTTTCTTTGTTGAAAACAGCATGACAAAAGCGCAATACGACAAGCTCGCTAAAACCTATAACTCCCTCCGGAAAGCAATGTCCGCATATATGAATGGTTTTATCGATGAAACACAGGATGAAAAAGCACCCTCAATAAAAGCCCTCAAAGCTAGCATGGAAAAAGCCTTTAATGATTTAGGTTTTGCGGGGCATGTTTCTAGTAAAGCAATCCGGCTTTTCATGATTGACAATGCCAAAGCAAACAACAAAAAAACGGCCCTCCGCACTTTCAAATTTGCTGATTTGATCATTGTTCTGTACAATATCCACCTGTTTAACTTGAATACCCCCGCCCCGGAAAACAAGTGATAATGCCCCGCAAAAGCCCCCCGCCCCGGGGGCTTTTTTTACATTGCCAAACTTTCACAAAGTAAAGCGTGAAAGTATTCCCGCCCCGGGGATATCCCCTGCCCCCATGCCCCCCCCGGGGGGGGTATCCATTCCCCTGCATGCCCCCGGGGTATCCCATGCCCCCGGAAGGGGTATGCTTTCCCCTTGCCATGCCTTGCCCCCATTCCCTGCCCCGGAATACCACAAGCCCACACAAGGGCCATTCTACACCCTTCCCGGGCGCGAGACAAGGGGACGGCCGGGGCAAGCCCTGTACAAGGGCGGGG